ACTTCCTCTTCAAGGAAGCTTGTTCCTTTTTGTACATTTTAGCTAAAGCTAAACCCTCACTCTCTAGAGTGTCGATTGCAGAAATCACTGTAAGTGCAGTTGAAGTAGTCATGTTAAATCTCCGATTTAAAGTTAAGTTAGCCAATGTTAAATAAGTTATTTAGCATTGCATTGGTTGAAGGACTCAGTTCACATAGGATTGTTAATCCTATAGTGATTGTCATACTTATCCAACAGAACTTTTCGATTAGGTTGCTCATTTTCTTTCTCTCTCTTTCTAGGTTTATTAAGTATATTTACTTTCACCAGTATCAAGTAAATATACGTAAAGAAACCGTAAAGAAAGAGGAGAGAAGTTGTGGTGGCTGAAGTGCCGACAAAAACTGTGCCAACTATTCACGTGCGAAAGCTATGCTTTTGTTGCGCGATAGTTAGCTAGGACCAACATTGGACCTCATCTTAGGGTGGGTGGTATCTGTGACCATTTGTAGTCCCCCGTAGGGTATTTGCACTGTTGCATAATTGACACATTCGATAACAGTCTTGTTCGGCAAGTGATTTGATAACACTTGCAGTGTTTGATTGGATTGCTTCGCATATATGGTGCATCACATAACATGAGGCACATAATGTAGCGCATTTGCGAGTGACACAAGGCATATGATGCGCTGATGGGAGCACACACAGTCGGGTCGGGGCATGGTCCACCCCCGGTACACACGTATATGTGTACGTAGAAATACACAGATTAGGAAAAATCACTGTTAACCAGTACGGCAAGTGACAATAATATGTGACCTATTAGACACACTTATATATTTTTTTAGTAGTTTTTGTATTTTTTAGTTGACAGGGGTTGACGATATGTGTATAACTATGTACATATAATAGATCACTTAAAGTGATACACTTAAAACTCCCTTAAATAAAACTTAAAAAAACTCTAAGATATAACACTTAGATGTACACTTATAGTGAGGCAATTAAATGGACATTAATTCTATTTCATTAATAGATATACTAATACGTGTTTGGCCTATACTGCTAGGTATAATAACTTTAATTATCGTATTAGCTAAAATGCATGGTGATATTGTCGTACTAAAAGAGAAAGTAAAGAGTTTATTTGATCTGTGGAACTCTAGATCTAAGTAAATGTTAATTAAAGAACCAGTATTGCTACGTGTTTATTATTATTTGCCTGACTATACTAACTTAGTGCAGGAGTTTACGTGGGGTACTATAGATGTAATACCTGAGTATCCACGTATAAATAGATTTCTTAAATACTGGCATAGTAATATTGATGCTGTAATTGCCAGTATAGACTTAGATCCGTATAAGGAGCATATAGATGGACTTCAAGAATATACAATCACGTATAAGTAGTTGCCTACGATCTGTAGGTGACAGGTTATCTGTGTTGTTAATGGACAGAGACTTTATGAGACTGTCAATAGCTGTGTTAGTGGTATTAGGTTTTCTAGCACTAGCTCTATCATTTGGAAAGATGACTTTGTGAGAATACGTGAAGATAATATTTTAACACAATTTTATGAAGCACTAAAGAATAAAACATTTAGAGACTTACATATACCACACAGTGACGTATTCTATGTACGTGCTGCATTAGAGGATGCAACAGGCGTAAGGTATAGTTTAGCACATGTAGAAAAGAGCATGATGCTTGAAGGATGGAAAGATGGCTAGGAAAGCTGTTAAGTTTACAAAGAAAGATAAGAGTCCTACTGGAGGTTTGTCGGCAGCAGGTAGGGCAAAAGCTAAACGTGCAGGACATAATCTAAAAGCACCTGTAACTGGTAAAGTTAAAAAAGGATCAAAGGCTGCTAATAGGCGTAAGTCATTCTGTGCTAGAATGGGTGGCATGAAGAAAAGACTTACAAGTGCAAAGACTAGAAATGATCCAAACTCAAGGATCAACAAAGCTCTAAGGAAGTGGAAATGTTAGATGTTAGGTAAAGGTGCAGGTAAGCTAACTAAGATAATGCGTAAAAGCAGAAAGAAGAAAAAACCAACAGAGGTTGAAGGTGCGCGATTAGATCCAGAAACAAAAGGATCTGTAAAAGCAGCTAGAGAAGTAGATGCAGGTAGATCAGGCAAAGTAAACAGAGGTAAGTCTAGATCGTTTACACAAGAAATGGAAACTGCTAGTTCTCGTAAAAGAGCAAAAGAGTTTACACGTATTGATCGTAAAGCTAAAGCAGATAGAACAGGTGAAGAAAAAAAGTTTCACGCTAAGTATTTACGCGAAGAAGCTACACGTAAACTAAGAGCAGATATAGCATCTAGTAAAACACAAAGAGCTAAGAATAAAAAGAGATCTGAGATACTTGATCCAGCAGGTAGAAAGAGAGAACGTATAACTACAACAGATGCAGGTGATCCGCTTACAGGTGAGATTACAGGTAAGACTACTAGTAATAGGGCAGAGTTACTTGCACGTAACCAGCAGGTAAGAGAAAGACTTGCAGCAGACGAAGCTAAAAAGAAAAGGGGCAGAGCAATGTTACAAAAGCAAATGAAAACTAAAATGGCATATGGTGGTATGGCAAATAAGAAACAGCATATGTATGTAGCAGGTGGATCTGTTAAAGAGAACCCCGGACTTAAAGCATTGAAAGCATCTGGACCTAAAGGTATGCAAGCATATAAAAAGATTACAGGTAAGAATGCCTAAAGCTAAAGATCCTAAAGTAGGCACAGGTAAAAAGCCAAAGGGTAGTGGACGTAGACTGTACACAGATGAAAACCCAAAGGACACGGTAAGCATAAAGTTTGCTACACCTGCTGATGCTAGGAAAACAGTAGCTAAAGTAAAAAGAGTAAAAAAACCATACGCACGTAAGATACAGATCTTGACAGTTATGGAACAACGTGCTAAAGTTATGGGAAAGAACGAGGTTGTTGCAATAGCTAAGAGGGCGAAGGAGCAACTTAAATCGGCAAACAAAAAAAGGAGAACATAACTATGCCTATGCACAAAAAGAAAACAAAGAAAATGGCTAAAGGAGGTGCTGCCAAAAAAATGATGTATGGTGGTATGTCTAAGAAAACTAAAAAAATGTCCAGAGGTGGAGCTACCAGACGTAGGTAATGCCCAATCTAATTAGTAACGTACCCCACTTTAATTGTTGGGTTAGAAGAGAGTTTACTAGTAACCATCAAAATTATCACGGTGACTTTCTTCATGCGATTGCATTCGCAGTGAATACAATACCAGATAGATCACTTAGCTTTCATATTGTATTTACAGGATGTGAAATAGATAGGGAAGATGGACCTACAGAAAACGTGCATGGTGGAGCAATGTGGGCTAGGATGCCAATACAAGCATTGGTAGCTGACATACCTTTAGACGAATGGCCTGAACCAATGGAAGACCATCTGTGTCAACCTTGGGATTGTGAGTCACGTGATCATAGCACAGTCGTATTAGACAGAGTAAGTTCATCACCTTGGTTATGTAAAATAGGAGGTGATTTCTACACAGGTAAATATTTATTTACTGTGGACTATACAGGTAATGATATTGCAGATGATCCTGCACAGCATAAGCAATCACACGTAATATATTTAACAGATGCTGGTAGCTGGACAGGTAACTTTGTAGCATTACCTAATAATAGGGTCAGGGCTACTAGTCCTGCTTTATGGCGCACTGGAGAGGGTGCACCAGACTTTACACCCTCACAGTGGTCACATTCAGCAGAAGGACATGAGTCTTACTTAGACCCATCTGTAACTTTTAACAATCTGTATTCAAATGGCAAAACAAACAAAAGCAAAAAGAGTAGTAAAAAAAGTAGCAAGTAAGTTAGCGAAAGCTAGTGCTGCACATAAAAAGCAGTCTAAGCAACTTAGTGCGCTTAAACTAAAAGCAGGTGGGAGCACCGTAAATAAATCAGGTAACTACACTCAGCCGGGTATGCGTAAAAGATTATTTAATAGTATTAAGGCTGGTGGAAAAGGCGGTGCTCCGGGGCAATGGTCAGCGAGAAAAGCTCAAATGCTTGCGAAGCGTTACAAAGAAAAAGGTGGTGGCTATAAGAGTTGATGGTCACATGGGTTATTACAGACGTTACTATGAAGGTAGGACTTATACAATGATGGAAGATAATACATGTAAATGTGACAGTTGTATAGAATGTAATTGCGACCCTAATGTTTGCAAATGTGGCTGTCACGATAAAGAAGAATCTGATGGCGAAGACTAAACGACAAGAAAGCCTATCAGCTTGGGGTAGACAGAAGTGGCGAACTAAATCAGGTAAGCCATCTACACAAGGACCAAAAGCAACAGGAGAAAGATATTTACCTACTGCTGCAATAAAAGCCTTATCACCAAGTGAGTATGCTGCTACTACTAGAGCTAAACGTGCAAGTAAAAAACAACATGCTAAACAACCTAAAAAGATAGCAAAGAAGACTGCACGTTTTAGGAGAGTGTGATGTTTGGTTTAGGATCTTTGATAGGACCAGTGGCTAATCTAGCTGGTACATGGTTAGACGGTCACGTAGCTGAAAAGAAAGCTAAGACAGAAGCTAAGATTGTTACTATTAAATCTGAAGCTAAGATAAAAGAAAGACAGGCTACAGGTGAGATAGATTGGGATATAGCACAGGCTAAAGCGAGTGAAGGTAGTTGGAAAGATGAATGGCTTACGATTTTGTTTTCGATACCTTTGGTACTGGCGTTTGTTCCCGGTTGTGAAGACATAGTACAAATAGGTTTTGCACAATTGCAGTTGATGCCTGATTGGTATAAGTATGCACTTTCAGTAATTGTAGCTGCATCGTTTGGGGTACGTAGTGCCACTAAACTATTTAAAAAATAGGAGAGAAACATGGCAGATGAAAACGTAATAGTAGACAAAGTTGCATATCAATCTAATAGACGTTACATGGCATGGACTGCATTAGGCACAATGCTTATAGCTACGACTGCTGTACTAATATGGCCTACTAGGTTTGCAGAGGCTGACAGTATTCTTATGATGATGTACGGTTCATTGTCTGCACTTGTTGGTGCATACTTTGGTTTTGCAATGCCAAAGAAGAAATAAATGAAGTATGATTCACACAAACTTGTAGAGATGTTGATAGCTGATGAAGGTATGGAACTACAAGTCTATACTGATTCACTTGACATAGATACAATTGGAGTGGGCAGAAACTTAGAGGATAGAGGCTTAACAGATGAAGAGCTTCAACATTTAGGTTACACATCTTTGCAAGACGTATACATGAATGGTCTTACATTGTATGGAGCTAGGTATCTTCTAAGAAATGACATAGCTATAGTTGAAAAAGAATTATGCAGAGCACATCCATGTGTGGAAGAACTAGATGAAGCTAGACAGATGGTGTGTATAAATATGGCATTTAACTTAGGTATGCCACGTTTAAATAGATTTAAAAAGATGTGGGCAGCAATACATAAAGGTGACTATGGCACTGCTGCTCTAGAGATGTTAGATTCTAAGTGGGCAGATCAGGTAAAAGGTAGAGCACTAAGACTAAGTAACATTATGAAAACAGGAACGCTAAATGGCTAGACAATATACAGAGAACCAGTTAAAGTTTCTAGAGGTGCTATTTGATGAAGCAAATGGTGATGTAGCAACTGCAAAGAAACTAGCTGGATATGCAGAGGGATCTTCTACAACTAATATAGTTAAGAGTTTAAAAGAAGAGATACTGGAAGCTACACAACAATACATGGCACGTAATGCACCTAGAGCTGCTGTAGCTATGGCAGGTGCACTGCTAGATCCAACAGAGCTAGGCATACGAGATAAGATGTCAGCAGCTAAAGAGTTACTAGACCGCACAGGTTTGGTGAAGACAGAGAAGATGCAGGTAGAAGCAACAGGTGGTGTAATGCT